ACCAAAAAACTTACGGATTATATATGCAATTCTTAGCACTTTCCGGAAATGGTCAAGGTGTTGGAATGTTATCTTTAAACCAAGATTTCAATGCACTTCAATACTTAGGTATTCCGGTTGTGGCTTGTCCAGGTATGCCGGATGATGCGATTGTATTGGCTCAATCTTCTAACTTGTTCTTCGGTACTAACTTAGGAACTGATGTAACAGAGGCGAAATTGATTCCATTCTACGAGTATGATGGTTCTGATAATGTAGGTGTTGCAATGAGATTTGCAGTTGGGGTACAAGTTGGTATTCCGGATGATGTAGTTGTTGCTACAACTGCTGCAATCCTACCTGCTTAATATATATTAATAGAGGAGGTTTAAAAGCCTCCTCACTTTTAAAAACAACATTTAATTATGGCTTGTACAATTTCTAATGGTAAGGCACGATATTGTAAGGTACAACCGGGTGGTATAGATAGAGTATATGTGACTTGGTATCCTTTCGATTGCGATCCATACCTTTCCGGTCTTACACAAACAATCGTTGTAAACGAGGGTGGTGGTGTAGGATTCCAGCAAGATTTGGAATTAGTTTTTAAAGGTGCGTATGGTAAAGCAGATGTAGTATTTGAAAATTTGTCAAATGGTACTTGGCAAATGGCAGTATTAGATAATTCGGGTAAAGTATATTTATGTGGCTTAGATAAAGGTATGATTTGTACCGGTGGTTCATTCATACACAATGGCGATAAAGCATTATCTGATAATCTTGCATATACTCTAACTTTTTCTGCAATAGAAACGGCACCTGCATCAAATTGTGGTTCTGATAGTAATTTCTTAGGGCAAACTGCCGTAGATAATACATTAGGTTCACAGATTGATGGTTCTTGATAAATAGTATATCTATTTAATAATTATGAGAGGGTAGGTAGGTAAATACCTATCCTCTTTTTGTTTAAAACTGAATTATGGCAAGATTACAGATTAAAAAAGAATATGTTGGTGCAGAGATAAAAGTAAATCCATCTCTTACATTGGTATTCTCAGAATATATGTCTGATAATGATTACAATTACGCACTAATAAAATTTCCATCATTTTTTGAAAAACCTAAAAAGGTGAAGAAGAATGATAAGGCTTAGTACAGAATTTGGAAGAAAGGTAATATTTGCCAATGTGAATATGAATAATTCTTCAACAAGTCTTATAACGGAACAATTTTTACCTAATTCTCAGCATACAAAGTATCAAGATACTCAGTATAAGTTATATGTAACAAATATTGTTACTAATGAAGAGGTTAGTGTTAATTTAACATACGAGAGTAAGAATATAAGAGGTGCATATTTCTCTTTTGAGATGGGTGGTAGTGGTTTAAATGTAACTGAATTAGGAACATATAAATATACTATCAATGCTATGAGTGAATCCGGAATGAAAGAAAAGATATTCGAGTTAGATAGAGGTTTGTTTCATATTTTTAATAGTGATACATTTGAAGATAATTACATAAATCCATCTGCTACCACAATTCCAGCAGTTAAAGTTTATAAACCTGCATAAAAATGAGTGAATTACTACAATTAGGACAAGGTCATAGTTATACAGATGATTCAGAGGTTGTAAAACAAGGGCAACCATTTGTATCATATGGCTCTAACAATGATTATCCGGATTTCCTTATAGATTTATACCAAAAATCAGCAGTACATAACGCATTATGTAACTCAATTTCTACTTGGATATATGGCGATGGTGTTACATCTCCCGATATAAATACAAAATCAGAATCTTGGGCTAAATTTAAAGCATTATTTGAGCAAGGTATTGGTAAAAACACAATACAGAAATGTATCCTGGATTTAAAGGTACACGGAGGCTTTTATTTATCTATATCATACTCTTTAGATAGAAGTACAATATCAGAGATAAATCATATGCCTTTTGAATGTATGAGAGTAGAACAAGAAATGAATGGTGAGAGTGAGTTCTATTTATATTCTAAAGATTGGAGTAATTACAGAAAGGCAGGTTATGAAAAAGTAAAAGCATTCGATCCAACTTGTAAGAAATCATATCCAAATCAGATTGCTTGTTTTAAAATGTATTCGGTAGGGCAGTATTACTATCCAAAACCGGATTATCAAGGAGGTATTAATTACATTGAGCTCGATAAGAATGTATCGGAATTTCATTTGGCTAATATAAAGAATGGTTTAGCACCTTCTTTTATGATTAACTTTAACAATGGAATACCATCTGATGAGAAAAGACAAGCAGTAAAAAATAGTATAGAGCAAGAGTTAGCAGGTTCATCTAATGCTGGTAAATTTATTGTTTCATTCTCTGATGATAGAAATAACTCTCCCGAAATTACCGTATTACCACAATCAGATGCAGATAAACAATATGAGTTTCTATCGAAAGAGATTACATCAAAAGTAATGATTTCGCATAGAGTAGTTTCACCAAGATTATTTGGAGTTAATGCTGATGGTGGTGGTTTAGGTAATAACGCAGATGAATTAAGAACTGCATCTATATTATTTGAAGATACCGTTATCAATAATTATAGAGATATTTTATTGGAGGCAATGCAAATGATTATGTTCGAGGCAGGGCAACCTATTAAACTTGAATTTTCATCTAAAAATCCTTTCCAATCAGAAGAAGATGCTAAAAGAGATGTAGAAGAAATAGAGGCATCTGAGCATCATTTTAAAAGTTTGGAAGATATAGATAAGAAACCAACTAAAGGAATGATGGAAGAGGCTCGTAAGGGCTTAGAATGGCGAAGAGAATATGGTAGAGGTGGTACAGAAGTTGGTGTGGCAAGAGCAAGAGATATAGCCAATGGTAAAAACCTATCAATATCTACTATAAAGAGGATGCATTCATTCTTGAAAAGGAGTGCAGATAATGAACAAGCAGAAGGTTATGAGCCAGGAGAGGATGGTTTTCCATCAGCAGGTCGCATAGCCTACGCATTATGGGGTGGTAAACCGGCATTATCTTGGGTTGAGAAAAAAATAGCAGAGATTGAAAGAGTAGAAAATCTATCAATGGAGATAGATATGTCTGATGATGATGAGAATAGTTGGTTGGAATATCTTGCTGATAAAGGTGAGATAATGAATCCGGAGGAATGGGAATTAAAAGAAGAAACAGAGGTTTTAGATGCAGATGCAGAATGTGATATACATAATGAGCCTTTTAACTTTTTCAAACGATATGCCGATCCGGATAAGAAATCACAAGTAGATAAAGGTTTGTATAAGATAAGATACCGATATTCTCAAAACCTTTCAAAGAATAGTAGATTGTTCTGCAAGAATATGGTGGCTAATGCTAAACTTGGAGTATCATATAGATTCGAAGATATTAAAGAAATGGAATCAGATGGTATAAACGGACAATTCGCAGAGAAAGGAAAATCTAAGTATTCTATTTGGCTTTATAAAGGTGGATGTTTCTGTCATCACAAATGGATTCGACAAGTATGGTTTAGAAAACAAGATAAAGGTCGATTCTTACCAAATAAAGGTTTAGATAACGATAGAGATGTAACCGGTACTGAACCAAAAGGTGCAGGATTAAGAAATGCAAAAGGTTGGAAAAAGGCAAATACAGCAACAAAAGATTTACCAAACGGAGGAAAAATAAATTAAGATTATGGCACTAAATTTAAAAGAAAAAGAAATACGAAGAAGAAAAGTAGGTCAAGGTAGTTTGGCAGAAACGATTACAAAAAGCGATTCAATTACATATGATGCAGAGTTTAATATTTATGTTGGAACAAAAGGTGATTTAAAAGTTGATACTATTGATGGGCAAACTATAACATTAAAAAATGTACCAGCAGGAACTTATATTGATTGGATTAAAGTAAAAAAAATATATTCAAAAGGAACAACTGCAAGTGATATTGTAGCAATATATTAAGATATGGCACAACAACAAGTAGTATTTATAGATGCTGAGTATGTAAAAGCATATTCTCAAGTCGGAGGTAATGTAGATGATAAATATTTATTGTCTGCAATACTTACTGCACAAGATAAATATATCCAACCATTATTAGGAACATATTTGTATGATGATTTAAAAACTAATATTGATGGTTTATCATCTGCAAATGCAAACTATCCTCTAACAAAATACTTAATAGTTCCATTTCTCAAGTATCCGGAGATAATGCTACTCCAATACCAAAATCAGAAGTTGATGCACTTGTTTCATTAGAAAGAAATAACGCACAATTCTACTCAGAAAGATTAATTGATTATTTACAAGCAAATACAGATTTATTTCCAAAATACAATCAAACACGAACATCTGCCGATATGAGTCCAACATACTCAGCATACTATGAGAATGGATTAACTATTAGTGGTGATAATCGTAATGATTGGCTAAAGAAAATTAATTGTTGTAAATAATGGGCAGACCAAAAGGCAGTAAAAACAACAAAGAGGTACACAAAGAGAAATTGAGGTTGTATCTTGACAAACAAAAGAAAAAATGTCAAAAGAATTAGATTTCGCAATTTTCAATAGTGTAAATGCCGGTGCATTATCTATCACATTCATCGATGTTGAATCTATGCTTACAATATTAGTTTTACTATCAGCACTTGCATATAACATAAAGAAAATAAGAGATGACAAATCTTAAATATTTCTCTAAATCTGAATTTAAATGTGGCCAGGTAAATTGTTACGATAAGATGGATCGTAATCTTTTAGAGATGTTAGATGTTGCAAGAGGTATTGCAGGAGTGCCATTTAAAATTAATTCTTCTTGGAGAGATGAAGAAACGAATCGCAAGGCAGGAGGAAAATCTAATTCAAGCCATCTGAGAGGAAATGCAGTAGATATTCATTGCAATAACTCGCAAGATAGATTATTAATTATTGATTCTTTAGTTACTGCTGGATTCAGCAGAATAGGAATAGCAAAAACTTTTATTCATTGTGATGTAGATGAAAATCTACCACAAAATGTAATGTGGTTATATTAATGGGTGGATGGGAACTATCAATAGGAATATATACCGGTGTACTATTTGGAATTTGCACCGATAGATATAATGATGGTTTTCGGCATTGCATTTATATACCTTTTTTATTCATTTCATTAGATACTTATTATGATTAATTTCATTTTAGAAAATTGGGCAGAATTGCTAATCGGATTATTAGCATTTATTAAGATTATTGTAAATCTTACACCTACCGAAGAAGATAACAAAGTATTCGGTAAAATTGATTCATTAATTAACTTTTTCATAAAAGATAAAATCAAATGATGTACATTTTAGTTCCTTTTATTATAATGCTACCTGCATTCGCATATTA